GAAGGTGACGTTAGAAAACTTACACGATCGGTGTGACGAATGTGGGGATCGTCTTTTTCCAGGCTGCGATGATGAGCTGCTTGTTCTCGGCAAACGTCGGTGAGACTTCCACATGGATCCAGTATCCGCCTGGGCCTCCGTTGTTTTCGGCGTCCCATTCTTTCCAGCCTGGAGCGCCGTCACGATTGCAACGGAAACCCCGTCCGTGTGTCCCCCAGACGTATTGGTGGATTTCTTCAATGCCTAGGGCGACGTGATTGTCGGCGAGCCAGTCACAGATCTCGGTGACGAGTTTCTGGTTGCTTTGTTTGTAGCCAGCGTCAAAGGCGCGTCCTGTGCCGTGTACTGACAGCATGGTTGATCCGCGCATGGGTCGGTAGGCGTAGATCCCGAGGTTTGTGAAGCCCCATTTGTTGCCAAGGATCTCAAGAAACTTGATCGCTCCTGGGGTGGCTTTGCCTGTGGCGCTGGCGTCCTTGTTGCCTGTGTAGGGCATCGCGCTACTTTTTGCAGCTGGTTTAGGCGTTGTCATCTTTTTTCTCTTTCGGCTTGTCTTTAAGACCGTTGCCAGCAAGTAGCCCGATGAGCCCGCCTGAAAGCGTGAGAAGCATGCTGCTGAGGATGTTTATTTGGGCTGAGTCAAGCTCTGCCATCTGTTGAGGCTGGGTCACAAATAGCAGTCCGTAAAGAATTGTGAACACGGAGCCGACGAAAGATGCCGTCAACCCACAGGCGACGATCAACACAATCCGCGCTTTGATCTCTTCGTTAGTAAGTCGATGTTCGGGTTTCTTTAGCATTTTCCGCCTACTCCGTATTGTGGGGCCGTGGTGATCTGTGTTGTATCGGTGACCAGGCTGGGAGCTTTGTTCTTTACTCTAGGCTCACAGTTAAGACGTACTCGGTCTCCGCATGCTGTAAGTATTGACGCAAACAAAACAGCCACGAAACTAATCCGCCAGAGCATCACGGCTTCCTGTATCCATACAAAACATAAGATGAAATAAAGTTTGTTGATGCATAGAAAAAGACTCCTTCGTTTGTTTCTTCTGCGCGTCGAATTCCTGTGAACCTGTTCCCGTCAACGGTGAAGCCTGTTTGCACGTTTACATTGTAAGAGTGTATTTGGGTGGCAATAGTTGAGACTTGTGGTGAGTTGAATGTAATGTTGAAGACGCTTTCTTTGTCTGAATATCGTCCGAGCGGTAGTGATGCTTCGGCGTTTGTTCCAGAGTTTGCTTGGGTTGTTAAATAACGTTGGTCGCTTGCATATGCGTAATCTGATGCGCCATTTTTTACTACTGCCGAGGCGTACAACTGCAGGTATAGAACTTCATCTGCAGTTAATGTCGTTCGTCTCACGGTGAGCTGCAACAAGTAATGCTCGTAGGTTGATGTAAAAGAGGTGGCGATCGCGAGCGTGTTAGCTGTTCCTGCCGTGCTTCCACTCGTAACAAACACAAGCCCGCTGTTTGCTAGGTAAGTGTTTGTGTCCGAAGCCGTGAGCACTTCGCCAGTAGTGAATGTTTTTATAGCCATTAGTACCCCAGTCTATTAAAGTCAAGTTTGCCAAAAGTGGCATTGTCAAGGATTAGGTAAGCGTTTTGATCGGCTGGCGAAACATAGTAGGTGTATCGAGCCTCGCCAGGAACCGCGCTGAACGCTGCTCCCTCAATAATGCACTGATAGGTAGTACCACGGAAAGCGACGCTTACCTGAGCGCCTACACAAGTTCCTATTTCTAGCGAGCCTCCGCTAGTGGCAAGGTTCCACAGCTTAAAAGAATTCTGAGCGTTCGCTAAGCATGAAAAAGATGTGATCGCCAGAGGTGCTGCCGTAAAGTTGTTGAGCAGATAGTTTGCGTAATCCGTGGCTTGTGATGTTGAAGCGTTGAGAGTGTTTACTGAGTACGTGCGAAAAGGTTTTACGCCTGTCTGTACGGTCTGAGCTGCGAAAGACTCAGGATCAACTGTTACCTGGCTGTAGAAGTTGTCGGCGTAACTAGCGAACTCGATGTTGTCATATACCTGAAAGCTGGCGTTGTTTGTCGTGTCGCTGAAATTGATGTTCGCTACCTGTGCACCAAATGGTGAGAACAAAGAAACGCTAAGGTAGGTTTCGCGCATGCGTCCATTGGTTGTTAGACAAGAACTATTCACCCAGTCGCCCCAAGTGCCGTTGACGGTAGTGGCTGCCATTGCTGGGCCTGTTCCGCTGCTCGAGTAGTTGATAGTGAGACCGCTGGCTGTGCTTGCTGCTGTTGTTTGCGCCGAAATAGTGTCGGCTGCCATCGCGTAACTTTCTCCGCTGGCTCTGCCACAGCGAGCAAAATATCCTTCAAGGCTGATGGTCATGTAGTCGGCGTTTCCGACGCCACCTGCAAACGGTATCCCGTAGCTCATTTGTACGTTAGAGATTGATGCCGAGAATTGGCTGCGATAGATGCCACCGTCGTCCCAGCTTACTTTTACAGTTGAACCAGGTTTGATTACCGCGTTCGGTGCTGAAGGTTGTCTTACAACAATGGTTCCGCTAAGCGTCGCGTATTGGTCAAGTTGCCGTTCGCGCCCTGTCTTAAAATTGATAGAGACGACGTTGTTTAATGTGATGGCAGGAGTGCCAGATACGCCTTCAACATCAACAGCGAAACTTTGGATAGCCATTAGTAAGCGTTGCTGACTCGGATGGGGACGCTTCCATTTGTTCGCATATAGGCGCGTAAGGCGCTGACTACTGCGTTGGGGTCTCCGCCGTTGACGTTTATCGTGATGTTGTTGCCCATATTGGGCGCGTTGTTGCCTGTTAGTGGAACGACGGCTTCTGGGCCTTTTTCGCCGATCATCGCGAGCGTCGGCGAGTTGACGATGCCACCATTAGCAAGCATCGGAATATCGGGGACATCGAAGCCTGCTCCGCCTATGCCTGGAACCCAGCCTGGGATCTTGAACGATAGTTTGCCGACGGTGTTGTTCCAGACTGAGGCGATGCCGTTAAAAGCTGCTTTGTAGATGCCGACGAGAGTTGAGACGTAAGTTTTGATTGCGTCAATTACTGCACCAAAACCTGTTTTCATGCCGTCCCACAATGCAGTCGCAACAGCTGCGACTCCGTCTATTGCTTTGCCGAGGATGTTGAACTTGACCTGGAGAGCAACAACTGCAGCGATGATGGCTGTGATGATGATTGCTCCAGTAGCAACTTGGAGCGCTGTGAAGGATGCTGCGAGAGCTGCGTTGATTGCTGTTGTAGCGAGGGCTGTGGCTGCCCACAGTTTATTTGCCGTATTGACTGCTATAACTGCGACGGCAATGGTTGCGATAGCTGCGCCGACAGTAATGAAAATTGTGGTGTGATCCGCGGCCCATTTGCCTAGTTGAGTTATAAACGGTAGTAAGGCTTCTACCGCTGGAAGTAATGCAGCGCCGATCGACTCTTTAGTTTCTTCAATGCCGATCTGAAATTGTTTGAAGCGCCCAGAAGCGGTGTCTGCTGCTGCAGCCGCGTCTCCGCCGAAAGTGTCCGCCAGGATGGACATTGCGCCTTCGACGTCTATTCCTGCTTTCAAAAGTGACTTCATGCGAGGATCTAAGGCTTTGAGTCCTTTGTCGTTTCCTGCGTAAGCCTTGGATAGGGCGTCGGAAACGGTGGCCAGGTCTTTTCCTGTGCCTGCAGCTATGTCTTGAGCAAGTTTGAGTCCTTGCTGTGCTTGCTCAAGATTTTCCGTACCTATGACAAGTTTTGCCAGAGCTGGACGTAGTTCATCATCCGCGGTAGCGGTTGCCATTGACAGCGAGGAAATGAAGTCCTCATTTTTTTTGATTGCTGAGTCTGAAGCATTTGTGACGCCTCGGATGTTGCGTGCGAGTTGGTCTTGTGCTGCGGCATCTTCAAGAGCGCCTTTTACCGCGTCAAAAGCTGCAGCGCCGACAGCGACTAGAGCTGCTGCTGCTGGGACGGCTGCTTTCCTGATGGCGAATTGGGCTTTCTCGCCGACGGTCTCCAGCTGTTTAAACTCGCGGATGGCTTTATCGACTCCAGCTCCGACGTATTCGGTAATGATTGGGATGTTGATTGCCACTAGCGCATCTCCTCGTTAACTGTTCGCATGACGTTGCGGACTAGATCCGAAAGCCCTTGCTCCACTTGTGGGAGATGTTTTTCTGCCGTAGGCCACAAGACTCGAGGGGCTCTGTCTCTGAGATTGCTGTTGAAGTTTGTGCCTGGGTTTGCCTTGCCAGCGACCTCAAAGATCGCGCCTGCTGGGTCGCTTTGGGTCACATAAAGCACAGCGGACTTGTTTCGGCGCGTAGAAGTTTTGAACTTGACGCCAGCGCGAACCTTATTCACCGTCCAAGGTAGAAGAGTCCGACCGCGCTTATCTGTCCACTTGTACTTCATGCCCGACAAAGGCATCGAAGGATAAGCGCCTTTAGCCTCGGCGATAAGTGGGGCGACAATGCCCTTCGCGTCACGGTTGAACTTTTTGCGATACTCGGGGTCAATGCTTTTGAGAGCTTTGATAGCAGCTGCACCGCCGACAAATTCGGTTCGCGCTGTTGCTGTCATTATCTGCCCTTTCTATGTGCGTTGATTACTTCAATGCAAGTCATCAGGTCTTGCAGGGTAAAGTTTATGTCTGGGGGCCAGTAGCCAGTCTCTACGAGAAGCTCGGCGAGCGTTCTTGCTACTGATCCCCGTTTGTGGGGTTTACTGCTTCGTTCTCCAATACGTCCAAGGTGACAAGTTTTTTGAGGAAGTCGTCTAGTTGTAGTGGTGGCCCGAAGTTGCCCGTCTTGGCTGCTTCATGAGCTAGGAAACCGAGTTGCTCTATTGAGATCCCGTTTCCTAGATCAGATGCTTTGACTTTGAACTTTCGTTCCAGTTGGACGATGTGGTAGAGGTTGGTTTCAACGATGTAGTCGTCTCCGCCTGTGTTAACTCTGATGGATAGTTTCATGGTTTCCTTTTCACGGTGAAGGGTTGTTTATAGATCAGGGGGTGATGTCGCGTACCCAAGTGCCGTTAGTGAAACTCAGCGAAACGACTGCCAATTCTCCAACGGTTGACATGATGCCTTGGTTGCTCTCAAGTGTGCAGTTCGTGAGAACGAACTCTGGGTTACTGGCCGACTCTGACGTGCCTGATGGCGAGATGACCATTGAGCAGCTGCCAGCAGTCTGGATGGCTGCCATAAGGGTTTCAATTTCGCCGACGCCGTAGGACAAAAAGAGATCCATATTGACGGACACAGTTTGCAAGCCCTGGACTGCACGATGGCCTGTATCGCCGAACGCGGTGCTTTCGAGGTAGTCATAGCCGACTGATACCTCACATTTTGAACAATTATCAGTGACGTCGTAAACCGTGCCACCTGTGGGGGTGATGTTGATTGTCGCGTTTCCGAGGAACGTGGTAGTAGCCATTTTTTCTCCTTAAGGGTTTCTTGAAGTTGCCACACGTACCGTTAGGTCGTATGAGGGGATGTCTTGTGATCCGATTGTCGTGACAGAGGGAGCGCCCGAAATGAGGGAGATCGCGCTGTTCATGATTGTGTCGGCTGTTGTGATGAGGTAGTCCTCGGCGTCGCTGTTGCCTGGGGGAGCTGCGAGGATCCTAAGTCCGAAAGTAATTTCGGCGATGTTGTTGTTAAAGCAGGTAAAGGTCGGAGGCTCGACAAAGACTGTCATCGGGCGAGCGTTGCGAGAGTCTGTGACGACTGCGAGCCCGAGTCCCGTGAGCGAGGCGACAAGGGTGCTCTGGGCGCTTGCAAAGATGCCAGATGCACTCATGCGACTTGACTCCGATTGACGCCGAGGAGACGGTTGATTTGTCCCATTGAGCCGACTGTGCCTGGGATGTTCATCGCTTCAAAACTAGAAAAGGAGTCCACGCTTCCTCTTTCACGATATAACGAACCCGCCACCATCGTCACTCCCAATTTTACGTCCGCGCCTGGGACGGTAGTAAGCGAGTCAAAATAACCTGCTTCTTTCCGTCGCCTAAACGCGAACGCGTTAGCTGCATCCGTGCATGAGCCAACGAAGGCTGTGTCGTTTGCGGTGGCGACACTAATTCCGAGCCAGGCAAGAACGTCGGCTGAGACGATCCATTGACAGGTCTGAGTCCATGTGAGCGTCCCGTTAGGGATCGCTGCGCTACGTTCTAGATCGTCGCCAGCGTCATAAAATATGACTTGGTTGCCGATGTAAACGTTGTAGTCAAAGATGAGATCGCCTTCAGCATCTACGCCTTCGAAGTAGTAAGGGTTTATTGCATAAACGGTGTGAGTGCCGTTCAAGCTGTGGCCTAAGCCTGCAAGCGTGATGCTTTGACCGATACCGATATCCGTGTCCTCGAGAGTTTGCACCACGGCATAGTCATCTTGTCGCTGATGAAAAGTGACTGCGTAAACTGCCATGATGCAAACTTTCTCGGGCGGTGCTTAAGGTTTAGGCCTGTGGGATCTTCATGAACTGGTTTGCGTCAATCATCTTCGGCGCAAAGTAGCCACGGAAGGCGATCGTGCGCGAAAGCGTTGAAGGATTGTCCAGGCTGATAGCGCCCTTCTGCTGCTCATAGCAACGGAAAGCACCAGTAGCAGCTGCGCCCACAATGGTGGTCTTCGCGGCAAAATTCGTGTCAACCACTAAACGCAACCCAAAAACAACTGCTTCACGTGAACCTGCGTTCATTGTGCCAAATGCGTTCATCGGGCCGACCTGTGGGAACAACGGCCTGCCTGACGTGTCATCCAAAGATCCAAGCTGCGCGAATACGTCACCAGACACGAACATGTGATCTGGGAGGTAGTTGCCATTTGAAAGGATGGTGTTTGCGCAAGCATAAACCTTTGCTACCCAGTCGCCTGGATCGGTTGGGGCGACGTTGCCTGTGGTCTGCGATGTGCCTGCAAGAAGCGCGTCGGCTGCTGCATTGTCTGTGGCGAGGGCGTATTTTTTGCCCATGTCCTCAAGAAGACCTTGGAGAACTTCTGGCGAAGTCCAGTCGATTGAGGCTTCGGAAACTTCAACGTATCCGCCGTAGATGTCCTTGGTGATTTGGATGTCATCGACAATGAATTGTCCAGCGGTGATTGTGGTGTTTTGTGTTTGTGGGCCACCGATTGAAGTGTGTGTCGTGATTTTTGGAACGATGAACACTTTGCCGCTTTGTGGCATCTGACGAGCGCCGATTGCATCCACCACAGGGCGAAGGCCTTGGATCCCAGAATAAATCGGAGCCAAAATTGGCAATGGCAAGATGCCATCAAGATCAGCGGTAGTCACATCTGGAGCTGCAGCGCGTAGGCGAGCATTAAACTCGGCAGCGATAGCGCCACCTTGCATTTGTGCGGAGATCCATTCGCCAGCCGAAGGAAGTTTGAACTCTTGCTTTGCTTGTGCATAAAGGATGGGGCTTGTTGGGGTTGTTACCGACTCTGCTGACTCGGCCTTGATTTGATCTGACACAATTTCCTCCTCAGGGGTGTCTAGGGTTTCTTCTTCTATTTCGCTTTCCTCAGGATCGGCCGAGGCTGCGATTTCTGTGATTACTGCCTCCGAAAAAGCAGGAACCGCGACAAGTGAGAGCTCAATGAGATGTGCCTTAGACACGATCATTACTCCTGCTTTGTCAAACTTAAATGAGACTGGATTAGCGCCGACTGATACTGAGTCATACGCGCCAGCCTGCAGCAAGGCGACTACGTCTGCCGATGCTCTTGTCTGGGCCAGCGTTGCTTCAAACTCAAGGCCTGCATCGCTATCGGAAATAGAAGTGACTACTCCTCGAAGTTGGCTCATGTCGTGGTTTTCTAGCAGTTTTGCTGGTTTTTGATTTAGGTCAAACGCGCCCCTAAGTATCTTGACGCGCTGACCTCCTGAGACAGTAGCGACAACGTCCCAGGGGACGGCTATGCCTGCGATACGCGCTGGGCGGTTGTCGTCGCCTGCCTCGGCGATGATTAGATCTATGTCTGCATGAAATTGGATCATGATTACTCCAGATTGTTCGTGTCTGATAGTGGGTTGACTGCTGGCTCCTGCATGACTGGCTCTGCCATATCGGGTGCATACTCGCCGACGTATTCATCAAGATCAAACTGTGTATGACGTCCCCGAGGAAGTACATCGTCCATAGACAACCGTTCCTCAATCGCATGAAGCAGCGGACGCGCTCCGAAGAGCAGCAAGTCTTGACGAGCTTGTTGCGCGTTTGCGTAAGTCATGCCGCTCTGGTCAATAGCGAGCAAATAGGCAGGAATGTCCATAAGGCGAGACAGTTCTTTTGTCTGATACTCGCGACCTTCTACGAGCTGCAATTTGCTCGGGTCTTGGTCAAACGGGATGAACTCTACAAACTCATTGAGAGCTCCAATGGCATTGGTGCGACGATTAGCTGCCCAAGCTGCAGCCATTTCTCCGAGCTCTTCGCCCGACATAGGCTCCCCACCACGCTGGGCAAGATATCCCGCCGCTATCTCATTTGTGGCAAATCTCTCTGCTGAGGCGTCCAGACGGAGAGCAATTTGTATTGCGCGACGGCCTGCATAAATGACGCCCTGGTTTCCGTTGAGAAACTGAATCACGTTGCTCGGGTCAAGAGGCAGGCCGTTGAACTCAAGTTCATCAGCAGGGCCGAACCACTCTGGCGGAGCATTGCTAGGAGTCTGCACCATGTTCGCTGGAAGCCATTGGAAACTTGCTGGGAAGCCTGTGCTATAGCGAGAAGTTACCGCCCAAAAAGCGCGACCGTACAGGATCAGGTCTCGAGCGGTTTTTGCCATGATGAAGTTACGAGTGACCTTAGGGTCGGGCCGTGTCATCCAAGACTCGCCCTCCACATAGATTTTCTCGTACTCTTCACCGTTCCATTGAAGGACGTAGGACTTCATGTCGAGGGTTCCCACCACCGTCGAGAGAAGCGAGACTGCTCGAGTGATGGTGGGTACAGATAGTGCAGCTTCTTCAAACGCCCCTACGGTGTATGAATAGAACTGGCCTATCTGCGACGCGCCAGATGCTGCCGCTAGTGGGGCGGAGGCATACGCTGGCGCGGTGATCTTTTTACCGAAGAAAGGCATCACCTGGAGTCTCTACCCAGCGCGTAACAAAAGCAAGGACTCCGACGAAAGATAGAGAATGATCACCTACTGAAGGCGATGGCTGCTCTTGCCTTTTGGGTCGGCTTCGCTACGAGTGCAGCTGCAAAGATCATGCACCTAGCCATTGTGATCGGGCCGCTGCTCTTCTGGCTGCTGATTGTGTACCCAGACTGGGTCTTTACGCCGACCGCCCTATTGACGTGCTCGAGGAGCATTTGCTCGCCAGTATGCACAAGTCGTCCCTCGTTTATCAGCTGGCGGATCGTGCTCGTATGAGTCACGAGTTCGCCATACCCGACGTCTATTTTTTTATTAGCAAGATCCATCGGGGCCATCTGGAATAGCGAGGGCGTGAGCGCGATCTGTCTGCAGGTCTTGGCGGACTCGTGAACCTTTTCCCAGCAAGCGCCGAGAGTGTCTGTCACAAACTCGACAGTCACGGCGATCTGTCCTTCATCGTTGAGCTGTGCGCGTACCCCACAGTAGAGAGACTCATCTATTGAACTGTCAACGCTGAGCACGCCCCCCTCAGGCATCACAGAAGTCGTCAACTTGTCAAAGACCCCAGGGTTTAACCACGAGTTAGCGCTCGAGATCCACAAGTTCAAAGATGCTCTCATGAAAGCCGCTTTGTCCACTTGCTCGGACTCATCAACCAAGATCTCGGGATCCAATGTGTAACCGATCGCTGGGTTCGCTAGCGCCCAATATCCTTTTTCCTCAAGCGGATCCACTCCTGGCGGAACGCTCCACTCGGCGAAGAACAACTTAGAGAACTTCTTTTCGTCAATAGCGCGAAGACCCTCTTCTCTCATCTTGAGCATTGCATGAGAGTCCTCCGTGCCAGCAGTACTCCAGCAAGATAGGAGCGGAGACTGCATTGCCCGTTGAGAAGGCAGAGCGCCATTGAAAAGAACGTCGGCGGAGATGTTCCACACTTCGTCGGCGACAATGTACGTCGGCGAGAAACCATGAAACGCTTTCGGTGTTGCAGCTTGAACTAGCCAGCGCGACTCGTCTGGCATCACGACTTCATTGCGACCGTAAGACCAGTAAGCCTTAGCGCCAAACTTCGCCTCAAGGAGTGGGGCGAGTTGCTCAAAGATCTCCACAGCAAGATCCAACTGGTGAGCGGTAGAGATAACGAGTACTGGCTTGCCACGTCGGATCGGTTCCTTCACCAAGGCCCACAAGATGAAAGCTTTTAGCGCGACAGTCTTGCCATTCTGCCGAGCGACCGAAACCAAAGAACGCCGACGGACTAGATCCCCGTTCTCATCGTGCTCCAACTGTCCCCTAAGTGCCAATAATTGCCAGGGCATCAGGTCAATGTTCATCACGTCATGCGCGAGAGCTGCAACTTCGTCCCCGTAACTGCCACATCCCAACAACCCAGACATCAGCCGAGGAGCAATAAGCCCAGGCCCAGGAGCGTCAGACACCATACGCCGAGATCCAGCGACTTCAGGCTCGTTCCCTGCTTTCTGGGATAGATGCATGGA